GTTTTTGGGGGTTGGGTTTTGTCCAGAACTTTCAGCTTTTGCCTTAAGGGGTTGGCTGTTAGTGAGGAAAAGATTACTGACCCCACTAGCAACACCATGGTCATTATACGGTCGTGGACTCACTCAGATTTTTCAGCTCGCTGGATTCTTCGGAATTTAGGTGGTATGAGGATGAAAGGTGATGGCCTTGTTGTTGCTCCCAATGACCCCTTACACGTCCATAGGTCATGGTTAGGTCGATTGGGACAGATCTTCTTGCAATCGGCAAAGCCTGAACCTGCAACGGAACTTAAGAAAGTTAGGTTCCAGTTGTCTACCGGTCAGGTTGTGGATGACATTCCTATACTGGAAAGTGAGACTCTACACGGCGCGAATGCGCGTGAGGATCTTGGTGCGGTTAGGATGGAATCTGCTGGTGCAAATTTAGATCAGAGGTTGAAGAACATCGAGGACGCCCTTAAGGAAATGAGAACAGCCAGCACTCATGTTGATCATGGGGCGAGGAAGGAAACCTATGAGAAGTACTCTTATGAGGAAAGACTCCCGGTTTATTCTACCTTGGACCAGAACGGCACTTATGTTGGTGGTATCAAGTACTTGGACGAACAACACCCTGGTGTTCTTAATCAGGCTGGGACCATTGTCTTCACATCTGAAACAGCTGCTGCAGTGTATCGGATTGTGAAGAAGGAAGGTGGCGAGTATGTTACATGGGCTACTGCCGATAAGTTCGGTTCAGATAAGGTCTGTACTACTGCACACACTTCTTCCAATTACGAGAATATGGTCCTTGGTGAACCTATGGTGGATGATAATGGTGAGCCTTTATTGTGTGAAATTCCTCTTAAAGGAGGGAAAGTAGCTCGGTTCCCACTTGAACCTTATTATAGGTCCCAGGATAATCAACGTGATATGGTTTTGTGTCCAATCCCGCCTCAGCTCCAATCTAGTACTCCTGGTCTTCGGGCCAGGTTGTATGATCCTGAGCATGACAACGAGGTTGCCGTCATGGGTTACCCGGCTCATAGTGATAGAATCCACTTTAGTACGTCTAAGGTTAAGGATCGTACTCACATGGCTGGTACAACCGTTGGCATGTCTGGTGGCCCCGTTTTGGTTGTTGGTAAAGTGGCTATTGGGATTCATGAGGGTGTTGCCGTTGGTGATCTTTACAAACGGTTCCACTCATTCTCAGAGCGTGATTTGGAAGCGATCAGGCGACCTGTCCCTTCCTGTGTTTCACGGGTTGGGTATGTCCTTGAAAGTTTAGCTCCTATCAGGAACAAGAAAGCCCGTAAGGACAGGTTCACCTTTGATAAAACTGGTAATTGGGCGGATGACGACTCGGAGATGGACTTTAGTGCGGCTCCACAGTGGGATTATGCGGCTACGTTGCAGTCTAGGGGTAGAACCCAGGAAGCGACCCCGCCTGCGTCCCCAAAGCAAGCTGCTCCTAAGGTCTCTCCTGAGACTAAGTATTTCGAATCCATGATTGATCTCCTAGGCCAGATTGCGAAGCAAACTGGGGTTTCTACTCAGAGTGCGGATAGCACTTCTACAAAGAAGAAAGCTCGGAAGACCAAGAAGAAGGTGGTGTGTCCACAGATACATGCCGCTGGAACTTGTGCTTTGAAAGATGACAAGGAGCACCAGGCCAAGTACGATCACACTCTTGAGCCAGTAAAGGATTTTCGTTCTGGCCCTGCGAAGACAGGGCCGGATGGCAAAGCCAACTCCGAGAGGAGTTCGGCTTAGTTCCTCTCTGGTTCACTGCACCAGCTGCTGTCGAGCCCGTCAGTTCTGCTGACGTGCAGCTGGTACAGTCTCAAACTGGCTTGACGTGTGTGGGGCGGTTTAGAAAGACTGGGTCGTTGTATCAGAACCCTAATCATAGGCAGTACGATGAGAACTTCTCAGCTTACTTGATGGACCGCGGTGTGCGTGACACATTCGATGAATATAATGTTTGTCGACCCACAGCTAGGCGGGAATTGAAAGCCATATCACGTTATGGTCTCCCCACTCGTGAGGAGCCCCCTAGTGTTCAGGAGCAAGAGCGTCTCCTTGACTGGATGGAGCGTGAGTTCGGCCCATATGTGGAAGGATATCGCGTTTTACAGCCAGAAGAGGTTGATGTTCAGGGTGGTACTACCCCTGGCATTCCATATAAGTGGTATTGCCGAACCAAAGCTGAGTCCAC